CGTGCTGGTACTTTGTCTGATGAAGACATTGATAATATTATTTAATTTGAGGACATATAAATGAGTCTTGAAACAGATTTACAGAACGTCATTAGTTCTGCAACTCAACTCAATCAGAACGTACAAGGTAAGATTGATGAGATTAACACGGAGCTAGATGCTGCGGTAGCTGACAGTCAGTCACGTACCTCTAGCTCTATTAACAGCCTTACTTCAGCAGTTAATGCTGAGTTAGGTAACCTTCGCCCTTATTCTATGTCTATGCTTTTCTGGAAAGATTTAGGCCCAGATGAGATTATCCGTATCCACCCTGCAATGGTAATTGGACAAGGTTGGGACGATGGAGGTATGAACCACTATAGCCAGTATGGAACAGGTAACGATGTAGTTTGGGATAATGATTCAGGTGCTTATCGCCCTATTGATGAAAACTGTGTTAACCCTTTCATCGCTTATGGTGAAAAGTATGGTGTTCAGGTAGCTGACGAATACGATTGGACTAACGAGAATTCACCGGGTTATGGTTATAATATTGGTACTCCTAATAGCCCAGTTATCAAAGACCCAGTAACAGGTGAAAACTTAAGTTTCGTAGATGCTGATGGAAATACACAGTACTACAAATGTTATCATGACTTCTGGACTAATGACACATTGACACGAACTTCTCGTGACATTCTACCAGTTGGTGATTTAACGTCTATCTCTAACCGCAAAGCCTACCTAGTAATGCAAGGTTCTGTGGTAGGTCACCCTGACCGTTCTGCACGTACCTTTGTAAACGTAGGTATGCGTACTATTGGTTCTCATAGCCAACAGTATGCGTATACACGTCAAGATTCAAACGGTGACGGTACTAATAACGTGACTGCCTTTAACTGGGCTCGTCGTCGTATGGCTCGTCATAATGGAGCATCACAAACTAATACCCACGGTTGTGGTAACCCTGCTGTTGGGGATGCTCCTCACACTACTGGTCTAACATGTGTACAAGGGCAGCATTACGGATTTAGTACTGCTTACCGTAACTTCTCTAACATCACTACTCGTGAGTTGGAATTAGAGTACGAAAGTGGTGCTCCGACTACTGTACCTGAACCTAACACTACTACTCGTTGGAATAACTACTCAGCTAAATGGGCCATCCCTATTGGTGATATGCCTTATCGTAGCACCCCTGAACTCCGACTTTACAACTGGGGCTACACTGGCCTTATGGTTGAAGGTTGGGGTATCGCAATCATGTCACCTGTAGAACGCTAAGGAGAATTAATAATGGCTATTGTAAAACGTAAAGACACTGGCGAAGTTCTCTTTGATGGCTCGCTAAAAGACGCTAAGAAATTCTTAGGTAATGGTACTATGGAAGTAGACCGTATCTATGAAGAAGATGTAGAAACTGGTGAGTTTATCACCGACGAAGAAGGCAACCCTGTAGTTGCTGAGGAAGGTAAAGAAGTTGAACTAGAGCTTCAATACGACCTTGGTAACAAAGCAGAGGCGATCCAGTTCCTAGCAGACACAGACTGGTATGTAGTCCGTGAAACTGAGACTGGTATTAAGATGCCTTCTGAAGTCAAAGCAACTCGTTCAGCTATCCGAGTACGTCTCTAATCTAACCGGGAGGGCTTAGGCTCTCCCTCTTACTTAGGGACGACCTATGGAATTTCAGACACTATTTAACGTCGCTTTAGGTGGCGTGATGATGCTTGCTGGATGGATATTCAGAGTGGGCTGGGGTTCTTTAGTATCCTTAAGGGCTGACCTTAGGGATTTAGAAAAAGAGATACCTCACATCTACATACGTCGTGAAGAATATCGAGAAGACATGCGAGAAGTTAAAGAACTACTCCGACATATCTCAGCTCGACTTGATGACAAAGCAGACAAATAACCAAGCCCCTCTTCGGAGGGGTTTTTTGTTTTGAAAGGAGACTACATGTTCAGTATTCTCGCTAAAATCTTCGGTAATGGTGACGTAATCAAGTCAGGCTTAGAACTGATTGACGACATCCACACCTCAACTGAAGAAGAAATAATTGCAAAGACTAAAGCTAAGACAGACTTACTGAGTGCTTACGCACCCTTTAAGATTGCTCAACGCTACCTCGCAGTCATGTTCTCCGTAACCTTCTTATCGTGCTTTGTACTTGTACTAGGCATGACATTGTATGGTGAAGGTGACATTGAATCTGTCAAAGCAATCCTTGGAGACTTCTACATTGGTGAGATTATGCTCACTATCGTTCTATTCTACTTCGGTGGTGGAGCGTTTGAAGGAGTTACAGAGAAACTAAAGAAGAAGTAAAATCTATGGACTATAACAAGGCCGTAGAACTTATTCTAAAACACGAAGGTGGCTATGTTCATCACCCTGAAGACCCCGGTGGTGAAACTAACATGGGCATCTCCAAACGTTCCTACCCTGATGAAGACATCAAAGGCATGACTAAAGACCGTGCCAAGGAAATCTACAAACGAGACTTCTGGGATAAAGTAAAAGGCGATGAGCTTCCTGCTCCTGTCGCATTAGTATGCTTTGATATCGCAGTTATGTCTGGTTCCCGTAGAGCCTGTAGAATGCTTCAGAAGGCTGTGGGAGTGCAAAGGGATGGCATCATAGGGCCTGTTACACTTAAGGCCGTTAGAGAGGCTTACAGAGCGTCTGAGGACGTACTGGTGAGTCAGCTCTCCTACATTCGTTTAGAGTTCTACAAAAGACTAAAACACTTTGACACCTTCGGAAGAGGGTGGACCAATCGTATTAACAATACCCATAAGGAAGCTATTGGATGGATAAGAACCTCCTAGACTTACTTCACGAGACTACAGCGCAAGAATTACTCAAGCGTATACAGTCAGGTGAAGCTACTGCTTCTGAACTTTCTGTTGCTGTTAAGTTCCTTAAGGACAATAACGCTACGCTAGATGTAATCACTGCTGAGTCACCGTTAGGTAATCTCTTGGAAAAACTACCATTTGATATTTCCGACCAACTCCAGTGAGGTCGTATGAGCAAGCGCAAAGAGCGCAGGAAGTCAGAGGACAATACTCTGCACAAACCTGAAATTTATTATTCCCCGAAGACACAATCCCAATCAGAACTCTATCATGATTTAGATAGCGCAGCTCTGATGGTAGCCCTTGGACCAGCAGGTACAGGTAAAACCTTTACATGTTGTATGAAGGCTGCTCAGTGGTTGTCGAGGGGTGTTGTTACTAAAATAATCCTTACCAGAGCTAATGTTCCTACAGGTAAATCCTTAGGTGCTATCCCCGGTACTCTTGAAGAAAAGCTTGAGCCGTGGATGATGCCCATGACGGACGTACTTAAGGAAGCTTTAGGCAAAGGTTTCTACGAATATTGCGTTAAGCGCGAACGTATTCAGACTGTATCCCTTGAAACGATACGTGGTCGTAGCTTCTCCCACTCCATGATTTTGGTAGATGAAGCACAACAGCTTACCATCGATGAGATTAAAGCTATTACCACACGTATTGGTGAGGGTAGTGTCCTAGTTCTTATGGGAGACCCTAAGCAAACAGACCTACAACAACGCTCAGGACTGATACAGTTCGTAGACCTATTAGAAAAGCATCGTCCAAACGGGTGCGGTATCATTGAGTTTGACCTTGATGACATCGTTCGTTCAGACACATGCGCTAACATGGTGAGGATGTTCTATAAAGAAGGTGTTTAATGGACATCCCAGAACAACTCAAAGACTTCCGAAACTTTATGTACTTGGTGTGGAAGCATCTGAATCTACCAGACCCTACACCAGTACAGTATGACATTGCCGACTACCTACAGAGTGGTCCTCGACGTTCAATCATTGAGGCATTCCGTGGTGTCGGTAAGTCATACATTACGTGTGCCTATGTGGTACACCAACTGCTACTCGACCCTGACCGTAAGTTCATGGTTGTGTCAGCATCCAAAGCCCGTGCTGATGACTTCTCAACGTTCACACAACGTATCATCATGGAGCTACCTATATGTCAGCACCTAGTCGCTAAAGGTGACCAGAGATGGTCTAAGATTGCCTTTGACGTAGCACCAGCTAAAGCTTCTGGTTCTCCTTCTGTTAAGTCAGTTGGTATTACTGGACAGCTTACTGGTTCTCGTGCTGACATTATCATCGCTGATGACATCGAAGTACCTAACAACTCGATGACTCAAATGATGCGTGAGAAGCTCTCTGAGGCCGTTAAAGAATTTGACGCAGTACTTAAGCCAGATGGAAGAATAATCTATCTGGGTACGCCTCAGTGCGAAATGTCGCTATATAACGTACTCACTGAGCGTGGCTATGACATGAGAGTGTGGCCAGCCCGTTTCCCTACAATTGAAAAAATAGAAAAGAGCTATGGAACAAGACTAGCTCCAAGACTGTATGAGAAACTTGAGTATGGCGATATGGAAAGTAAGCCTACCGACCCAGACCGTTTCGATGAGGAAGACCTCTTAGAGCGTGAACTGTCTTATGGTCGGTCAGGTTTTGCTTTGCAGTTCATGTTGGACACCTCACTGTCTGATGCTGACCGTTACCCACTCCGTCTACGTGACTTAATGATTATGTCCTGCGATGCTACTAAAGCACCAGAGAAGCCTGTGTACGGCATCATGAAGCCCTTAGAGGGGTTACCTATGGTTGGCCTATCAGGTGACAAGTTCTACGCTCCTGAGAGCCTTCTAGGAGGTTACAGGGACTATGACGGTTCAGTACTTGCTATTGACCCCTCAGGTCGTGGTGCGGATGAGACAGCCTATGCAGTCGTTAAGATGTGCAACGGCTACCAATACGTCACTGCTGCTGGTGGTATCACTGGTGGTTACGGTGAAGAGACACTTAAGAAACTCGCAGAGATAGCCAAGGATGAGAAGGTCAACCTAGTGTTGATTGAGAGTAACTTTGGTGACGGGATGTTTACCGAACTCTTCAAGCCTTACATACAACGTACATACCCAGTCACTATCGAAGAGGTACGTCACAGTAAGCAGAAGGAAGTACGTATCATCGACACCTTAGAGCCTATCATGAACCAACACAGGCTAGTGATTGACCCTAAGGTTATCCAACAGGACTACGATAGCGTACAACACCATCCCCCTGAGAAAGCTCAGAGGTACATGCTAACCTACCAGATGACACGTCTAACCAAAGACCGTGGGTCTCTTGCCCATGACGATAGATTAGATGTCTTAGCGATGGCTTGTCAGTATTGGGTCGAACAGATGGCAGCAGATGCAGACATTGAGATGGCTCTGAGAAGGGAGGAGCTGATGGAGATGGAGCTAGATAAGTTCATAAACGGTGTTAACACTATGAATGTTAAAGGAAACTCTAACGT